TCGGCCGGCGAGCGCGGGCGCTGCAGCATCTCGGTGACGGCAAGGGGCCGCTGATCGTCGAGTGGTCGGCGCCACCCGACGCCGCGTTGGACGATCACGACGCCTGGCGGCTGGCGTCACCGCGGTGGACGCCGGACCGCGAAGACCTGATCGACGAGCGGCTCGAAGGCGCCCTGTCCGGCGAGTCGGTCGACGTCGACGAGCCCGACCCGATCATGAGCATGCGCACGCAGTGGCTCAATCAGTGGCCGTCGAAGCGGCTGGGCAACGCCAAGGGCGACCCGCTCGTCGATCTCGGCGTGTGGGCCGACTGCGCCGGCGAGCTGGTCGACAACGCCGAGCGGCTGTGGGTCGCCGTGGAAGATCACTCCGGGTTCGGCTGCGCGGTGGCCGTCGTGTGCGTGCAGCCCGACGGGCGCTACGGCGTCGACGGGTGGCTGGTCGACTCGTGGAAGGACGCCGTCGACTGGGTGCGCCGGCTGCAGCGCGGTCACGATCAGGTGAAGGTGCAAGTCGGTGCGTCGCTGATGCCACGGGTGCCGCCAGGGCTGCGCCCGCAGCCGATCACCAGCGCGGCGACACGGATGACGCTGCCGACGATGCGCGAGCTGGTCACCACCGGCCAGGTCGTGCACGACTCGGAAGATCTCGACGAGCAGCTCGACACGGTGCGCGTCACCGAAGCCGTCGGCGGGCTGGCGCTCGTGTCGGGCATCCGCTCGGACCTGTTGCGGGCGGCGTCGTGGGCGCTCGCCGCGGCGGCCAGGCCGCACAAGGAGCCGAGCATTCACTGACCTGATCCGCTCGACAGCCTGTGGATAACTATCATCCACAGCCTGTGGACATCGAAGCTCGCGGAGGACTGCGGCCGCGGGACGATGACGACACCCCGAACGACAATCCGCCGGGTGTCCCGCCGGCGTCGGTAGCCAAGCCGGACTACACGCCGGGCGATCCCGAAGGGCTCGTGCTCGTCGACGAAGGCCCGGGCGCACGGCGGCCGCGCTCGCTGCTGCACGCGTCGCCGTGGGACGGATGGCCGGCCGATTGGAACCTGCCGCTGATGGGCCGCACATCCGAGCTGACCGATACGGCGTGGGCTGCGCTCGACCTGAACAGCTCGGTGTTCGCGTCGATGCCGCCGTACATGGTCGGGGCCAGCCCGAACCTGCCCGACGAGTGGATCGACAACCCGGACCCTGACCGGTATGAGTCGTGGGCCGACTTCGCCCATGCGCTGATGTGGGATTTCCAGATGGGCGAAGTGTTCGTGCTGTGCACGGCGCGCTACGGCAACGGCTGGCCGGCGCGCTTCCACGTCGTGCCGCCGTGGCTGATGACCGTCGACCTGCTCGGCGACGGGCGGCGCTCGTACACGATCGGCTACACCCGCATCGCGCCGGGCGACGTGCTGCACATCCGTTACCGCTCGACGGTCGACAACGCCCGGGGCACGGGACCGCTCGACGCCGGCCGGTCACGGATGCTTGCGGCGACGGTGCTGCTGCGCTACATGACCGAGTTCATCCGCGGTGGCGCGGTGCCGTCGGGCGTGCTGGAGTCCGAGGAGGAGCTGTCGGCCAAGCAGGCCGGCGACCTGCACGACCAGTGGATCGAAGCGCGGATGAGCCGGCTCGGGCTGCCCGCCGTGCTCAGTGGCGGGGTGACGTGGAAGCCGACGCAGATCAACGCGCTGGACACCGCCCTGGCTGATCTCGCCGGGTACAACGAGTCGAAGATCGCCGTGCTGCTCGGCGTGCCGCCGTTTCTGCTCGGGCTGCCGTCGGGCGGCGACAGCATGACCTACAGCAACGTCAGCAGCGTGTTCGACTACCACTGGCGCGGCGGGCTGCGGCCGAAGGCGCAACGGGTGATGCTCGCCCTGTCGCAGTGGCTCGTGCCGCGTGGCACCGGGCTGGAAGTGAACCGTGACGAGTACGTCAAGCCAGGCCCGCTGGAGCGTGCGCAGACGTGGGAGATCTACCTCCGCAACGGCGTGGTCGACGCCGAAGCGGTGCAGGTCGCCGAGCGGTTCACCACGGCCAGCGTGACCACGTCGACGCCGATCAGCGGAGTTCTCAAATGAGCGAAGGGGGCGCCGTGCCCGAGTTGGAGATCGAGTACCGCAGCGTCACCACGCTCGAAGTGCGCCACCCCGAGCGGATCATCGACGTGTTGGCCGCGCCGTACAACGAGCCGGCGCGTGTGTTCCTGCCACGCCAGCAGCGCTACGTCACCGAGCGCTTCGCCCCAGGTGCGTTCAGCGGCGTGACCGGCGATGTGCTGGTCAACCGGGCGCACGACGCCGAGCGTCCGGTCGGGCGTGTCGTCAAGTTCCACCCGACCGAGGAGCGCGGACTGCGCACCGAGATCCGCATTGCCCGCACAACCGAAGGCGACGACATCCTCGAGCTGGCCAACGAGCGGCTGCTGGCTGCGTCGGTCGGCTTCGGTGTGTTGCCCGGCGGCGAGCAGTACACCACCGACCGCTCGTCACGCACGATCACCAAGGCCAAGCTCGTCCACGTCGCGCTGACCGGCGACCCGGCCTACCTGGGCGCCCAGGTGCTCGACGTGCGCCACGACGGCGTGCTGCTCGACGCCGGCATACAGCGCACGCCGACGCCGAATCTCGACCGGGTGCTGCTCGAGCTGCGCATGGAGCGCCGGTGACGATCGACTGGCTGTCGCGCATCGCCGCGCCGGTGGTCGATCTCGGCCCGGGCGCCGTCGACCTGCGGGCGTACCGCGGCGACGACTTCGCCGTCCGCTTCAACTTTCGCTACGCCGACGACATGCCGGTCGTGCTCGACGGCACCTGGCGGGCGCAGATTCGCCGGCGTCACGACGAGTCACCGCCGCTTGACGAGTTCGACGTCGACGCCACCGAGCAGGCCGCCGGGCTCGTCTGGCTGCGGCTGACCGCCGAGCAGACGACAGCACTGCCACAGCGCGCCGTGTGGGATCTGGAAGACATCGGCGGGCCAGGCGTGCGCACGTGGTTCTCGGGCGTGCTGTACATCGGAGGGGACGTGACGCGATGAGCGTGGATCTGGTGACCGACGTCGTCGCCTACGTCACCGGTGGCACACCGGGCCCGCCAGGGCCGCCAGGTGCCGACGGCACGAGCGTGAACATCGTCGGCAAGGTGCCGACATCGGCCGACCTGCCGGTGCTCGGGCCGGCCGACGCCGGGGACGGGTACATCACCGAGAACGACGGGCACCTGCACGTGTGGGACGGCACCGCGTGGACCGACGTCGGCACGATCCAGGGGCCACCCGGGGCGACCGGGCCAGCGGGTGCCACCGGGCCCACCGGTGCCACCGGGCCGGCCGGGCAGGGCGTGCCCACCGGCGGCGCCACCGGGCAAGTGCTGGCGAAGACGTCGGGCGCCAACTTCGCGACGGGCTGGGTCGACCAGACCGAAGGCGGTGGCGGTGGCACCGGCGAAGTGCCGGCCGCTCGTCGCATCGACACGACGGCGCCGCTGACCGGTGGCGGTGACCTGTCGGCGAACCGCACGCTCGGCGTGTCGGCGTTCGGGGCGACGACGAACGGCGTCGTGCCTGCACCCGGCACGATCGACCTGGCCAAGTACCTGCGCACCGACGGCACCTGGGCGGCGCCGGCGGGCAGCGGTGGCGGTGGGATCACCGTCGAAGACGCCGTCGACGCTGTCGCTGCTGCGCTCGTCGCCGGCAACAACGTGGACATCGCCTACAACGACTCGGCGAACACGATCACGATCGACGTCGAGCCGTTGACCAAGGCCGACGTCGGGCTGACGAACGTGGACAACACGGCCGACGTCGACAAGCCGGTGTCCACGGCGCAGGCGACGGCGAACAACGCGAAGGCCGACAAGTCGGTGACGATCACGCCGAGCGCACCGCTCGCCGGTGGCGGTGACCTGTCCGGCAACCGCACGCTGTCGGTCGTCGACTTCACCGTGTCGTCGCGGGGCACCGTGCCGAACCCGGGCGGCTCGAGCTCTGGCCGGTACCTGCGCGACGATGCGACGTGGACCGTGCCACCGACGGCGGCGCCGGCTGACGACTCGATCACCAACGCCAAGCTGGCCAACATGCCGACGGCGACGATCAAGGGCAACAACGCCGGGTCGACGGCCGACCCGGTCGACCTGACGGCGACGCAGACTCGGACGCTGCTCGGGCTGTCGAGCATGGCCACGGCGACGACGCTGGCGGCCGTGAACGCGGCGATCTCCGACGCCGACGTGCCCGCCGCGTTGAACGGGCTGACGGGCGTGTGGATCGGCACGCAGGTC